AGCAGAACGCCCTTCACAGGGATGTGCAGGATCCCGTCGCGCACGACGTAGGGGCGGTATGCGGCTCGCCAGTCGTCGAACGCTGGCCAGAACCCGTCGTCGGCCTGCGCCTGCTCGAGCAGCATCTCGGGCATGCGGGCGTGGCCCGCAGCCGCCGTGAGACAACCCTCAAACCAGTCCCGCATCTCCGGCGCGACGAGCGAGGGCGTCGCCGCGAAGCGCGCCAGGAGAGGGTTCATCATTCGTCATCCTCGTCGGGATTGCGGTCGCGCGACCCAGCGTCGGACGCCTTGGCCTTGGTCCGTCCGTCGCTCGTGTAGGAAAGCTTCAGCCCATCGGCCCTAGCGTTGTCGGCCGCGTTCTCAGCGTCGATCGCCGCGGCGTCGTAGCCACGCTCGCTGACCTTCTGAGACCTCGTGGCGAACCCAGCCTGGACCTCGGCGGACTGCGCCGTGATGTCCTGGACCGGGTGAACGTAGGGCCAGCGGGTCGGTAGCCAATCGACTGCGTAGGCATCGGCGCGAGCCATCCCGGGCGGCAGCCGCAGCGCGCCGGACAGGAGCGCGAGGTCGATCCAACGCACCCAAACCCGACGACAGAACTGGTAGACGACGAGGTGGTGCTGCCAAGCCTCGGCCTGCCGGCGGAAGGCGTTCAGCGCGGCCCGGAGCGTCCGGTCGTTCAGGTTTGAGTAGTCGCCAGACAGCTCTTCGTAGAGAAGCCCAGCCGCGGCGGACACGCCGCGAAGGGCCTGCCTAACGAAGGGCTCGAAATTCGCCCCGACGTCCTTTGGGTCCGAGAAAGTGACGTCTTCGCCGTCGAGCAGCACCTGCATGGTGCCGGGTTCAAGCGCGAGCCCCGCGCTCCCGTCTGCCTCAGCCGGGCCTGCCCCGATCACGTCGTTCCGGTCGGCCGGGCGGCGGATGAAGCCGACCAGCATGGCGGCCGTCTTCTTCCGCACGAGTTCGGCGTCGAGGTACGCGTCGAGATCGTAGAGCGTCCGTAGCGCCCGGGTCAGCCAGGGCTCGCCGCGGTCTTGGCCGGGCCGGAGCGAGCGGTAGAGGTGCGCGATGTCCTCCGCAGGGACGAGCGCCTGTTCGATCGCGGGCATGCCGGCGAGGACGCCGTCGCCGGGGTGCTCCCGGTGCATCCAGTAGCCGAGCCGCTGCCCTATCGCTCCGTACTGGATGCCGGCGCGGATGTTCGCCGCCGCATCGTCCTTCAGGTGCGGACAGTGATCCCCTTCGAGCACTTGAAGCTGGAGCGGAACGACGAGCCCGTCGGATGGAAGCCGTGTCCGCAGCCGAGTGAAAGTCTCGCCGCCCTCGACCATGCCGCGCACGGCGAGGGCCTGGAGGCCGTAAAAGTCGTGTGCCCCGACCGAGTCGGCCTGGTCGGTCCAGTCGAGCCAGAGCTTCGCCACGGCGCGGCGAAAGCCTTCGTGCGGCGCGGCCGATTTCGGCGTTATGCCCGTGCCGATGATGTTCGAGACGAGCCGGTCGACCGCGAACGCTGCGTAGGGGTTCTTGCGAACCTGGTCCCGCGACTTCCGCCGGACCTCGTCCAGGCTGTAGCGGACCGCCGTGTTCGGCCCGAAACTACCGACCCGCCACGCTCGGGAGCGACGACCGCCCCCGCCCGCAATGTCGTGAGGGACGTCGGGCTCTCCCACGCGCTCGGGAAGGATAACGGGCAGGTACTCGTCGGTGCCCTTCACCCGGAACCGAACCGGAGACCTCACCTCAGAACCCGCTTCGACCGGTCAGCACCACGCGGCGCGTCTGGACGATCTCGACGTTCGCCCCGTCGAGTTCGGCCTCGACCCGGGCCAGCGCTGTCTCCAGCTCGTCCAGGGTACGGTACGTAACGCGCTCGCCCTCGCTATTGATGATCGTGAGGACGCCGCTCGTGATCGCCCTCTTGAGGCGAAGCCGATCCTGCTCGGTGTAGGCCACGCGTCACCTCATGAACCGGCTGCGGATGACGCTGCGCTGCCCGCGCTGGCGAAGCACGCCGGGCAATGCAGGCGGCACGTCTGTGATCTGAGACTCGGTTCGCTTGCGGCTCGCTGTGTCCGCGATGCGCTCCAGCCCGAGCATCTTGGCTGCGCCGTATGCGAGAGCCTCGGCGTCGAGGTAGTGATTGTGCGGCGAACGTTTCGTCCAAGTCGCGCGTCCATTCGCTTTCCGGACGCGAGCTTCGGACACGACCTGCCGGCAGTAATCCTCCGATGCATCAAGCGGAATGTGCCAGCCACCAGGCTCATCCGCCGGCCATCGGATCCTGGAATGCACCCAAGACTTCAGTGCGTCAGAATCGAGCCGGACAAGATCAAGACCGTACTTGGCCCTCGTGCCTGTCGGCGTCACGTCGATTCGGCTGACCGAGATCGGCGCGGACCGTCCGTCGTAGCCTTTAGTCGCGAGTACTTGCCGCGCGTGCCGGCGCGCAAAAGCATACACCTTGTTCTCGTCGCCAGCCCCGGGTTTGCCGGGTCTGAACCCGGAGTCGATGAACGCGCGCCGGACCGGGAGCCCACCAAAATCGGTCTCGAGCAGGTGAGCGAGCTCCGCCCAGACGTCATCCAGACGCGTGTCGTGATGCTCGCCGAAGAGCTCACCGTGCTCGATAAGCCATGATTCCTGGCGGACGCCCCATCCGCGAAGGACGTAGACCAGCCGGTCCTTCTGAACGTCGATGCCGGCGGTGATGAACAGCACGCCGTCTGGCACATCCCGGAAGCGGTAGGGTAGCCGGCGCTCGGCAACTTCCATCCATTCTGGCGCATCGCCGCCTGCCGGGGCCCATAGCTCGCCGAAACCGCCGTTCACGACGGTCTGAACCTGAGCGGGATCTCCGGAGCGAGCGGCCGCCACAAACTCGGCAGCACGCTCGCCGAATGTCTTGAACGGTGACGCCAGGCCGGACACCCAGAAGCTGATCGTGTCGTTCGCCGCCGGCTGGCCTAGTACCTCTCCGCCAGCAGAGAGGCGTTGGCCAGGCGCCACGTAGGCGCCGGTCTCGTTCAGCCGCACCTTATCGCGGTCGCCGATCCGACGTTCGCATCGCGGGCACTCGACAAAGGCGAGATCCCGGACTTCGGCGACCGTCAGCTTGCGTTTGACAACCTCGCCATCTGACGTGACCACCTCCACGTGGTCCGGCCACTTCAGGCACGAGAACCGCGGGACGAAGCGCTTGCGGCATCCAGGGCACCGCCACGTCCAGTGGTGACGGGTCCCCTGCTGCCAGAGCTTCCAGATGGCGCTGTCGACCTCTTCGGGCGGCTGCGCCTTCCAGAACTGGAGACCGGTCAACTCGTCGGTCTCGACCTCATTCGGACCCTCGGACGGCGTTGACACGATCGCGTGGACGAAGTCGGCGTAGGTGTCGCCGCGCCGATCAATGAGCGTGATCGGGTTTCCTTGACCCTTCACGTTCGCCATCAGCTCGTCCGCCTCGTCCGTACAGGCGAGGGCGAACGGGTCAGACTTCAAGGCGGTCGACGAACCCGCATGAGCAAGGATGAGCGGCACCCCCGCGATCAGCTTCCTCGTCTTCGACATGCGCTTGCCGCGCGCGACCTTCTCCGCCAACGCGGGAGCCTGATCGAGCAGGTCCATAACCCGGGGCTCAAAGCGCTCCGTGACGAACTGCTTCGAGGGGCCGACGTAAATGATTGGCGCGGGCACCTCATCAAGCCGCTGGCCCATGACGTCGAGCAACGTCTCGCTCTTCCCGGACTGAGCGCAGCACGCCATCACCACCCGACGGTGTGTTCTGCTCGCGATCGCCCGCCCGAAGGCGATCATGTACGGCGTCAGCCAAGGGTCCCGAGGGCCAGGGACACCGGTCTGAGGACCGTAAACGCGATTGGCCGCCCCCCACTCATCCGGAGATGTCTTCTTCGGCGTGTGGCAGAGCCTCGCCGCCCTGGCGAAGATCGACTGCCGCCCGTTCGAAGCGTGCCGAGGCTCGGCGGAAGATGTCATCGATCTCAGATTCTACTTTCCGCCTCAGCGCGACGTCGCGCGTCACTCGCGCGGGCAGGCCAGAGGCTTCGGACCTCAGCGTCCCGATGATCTCATCGAGGGCGCCGAGAGCGTCCTCAGTCTCGATGAGGCGGTGCTCTTCCTTCGCAACTCGGATCTCAATCTCCCGAGCGCGGGCGTCGCTAACGCGCGACTGCGAGGCCGTTCGGGAGCCTCGGCGTGCCTCGTCACGGGACCATGCTGCATGTGCCTTGATGCACGCGCGTAGAGGAAACCGACCCTTGCCTTCCCGAGGAAGCACACCTTCCTCAGCCAGCTTGCGGACCCGCTCCGCGCTGACATCGATGAAGCTCCCGATAACAGAGGCTGCAACCAGCATGTCCGGGTCAAACGGGAGGGCAGATCGTCCTTCGGACTTCATGCCCATCGCAACGCAACCTCAATTCCAGAGCCGGGGAATACGCTCGAATCGTGCGCGCCATCTCCCCGCATGGGGTCGCGGGGGCCAGGGTCCCCGGCAATGTTGCGCGCGGGCAACACCAATGCATTCCCCTCACGGCAGGATGCGGGCGGCCACTCGGACGGCGATGCCTCCGATGACGGTCATGGACGCGCGCTCGAAGGTGGCGGCAGTCTGCCCCGTCACGAGCTCCCGGCCGATGTAGAGGCCCGACCTGCCCCCGGTGATGGGGAGACGGTCTCCGCTGGTCCTCTGGAACACGTGGCCACCCATGCCGAGCCCGACGCGCTTCGGGAAGCGACCGCCCTTGATGAAGGTGCCTGCGAAGACCTGACGACGGTTCCAGGGAGCGGCGCTCACGCCTGGAAGGGTCTCGCGCGCCTTGAAGAACTTCAGCCTGACGTTCCCACCGCCTGCGCGGATCACGTAGGTGAGATTGCCGGCACTGGCCCGGGTTGCCTGCTGCGCCCGGGTGATGGTGCGCTTTGATAGTCCCGTCTGGTCTGTCTCGGCCTCGATGGTCTGCGTCCGTATCGCGGCGCCTGCGGTGTTCAGCTCGCGCGCGGCGGTGCTCTGGAATGTCGCCGCGCCTTGTTGAAGGCGGGTGGCATAGGTGACGAGCCGGCCGTCAGAGCGCGCAATGAGCTTCATGCTGCATGCCTCTGAGCAGAAGGAACGGGCCGCCTCGCGCGTATAGCTCTACCTGGGTAGGTCGGCTTCAGGCCGGTGGAGCGAGCGGCGCCTGGAGGCGCGCTCGCCCCGGACCCGTTTCACCATGCTGGACCATTGCCGGTCTTCGCTGACGCTCGACATGGTCGGCAAAAGGAGTTGAGAGGGCGGGGTCACATGGCTGTCAACCCGGCGTGGCCTTCCGAATTGCTCGGTTCGTGCCACTGCATACGTCTCGCGAAGATGAGCTTCGGATACGCTCAAACCAGGCTTGGTGTCACCGGGTTCGACCAGGGACAATTTCGCAGTTCGTGCCACATATTTAGCGGACCGGGACGCGGGCCGCTTCCAGCCTACCTGCGATGAGCGTCGTGGCGCGCGGGAGCATCCTGTCGAGCGTGGCACGAGAGAGAACTTTCTCGGGCATCGCGTCGTGTGGAAGGACCGATATCGGCCTGAGCCGCTCGGCCGCCTCATCCTGCCGAGCCAGGGCGGCGGCCTTGATGCGGGCGACCCCCTCGATCCGATCCTCGCCCGTCCGTTCCGATAGGCGCCGCTCCTCGGCCAGCCGCTGCGCCCAGCGGAGGATGTCGGCACGAACGTGCTCGAGCTCGTCTTTGCGCCGCTCGTTCTCGGCGGCTTCCTGCACTTCGGCGATCGCCTTCGCCCGAGCGACCCGGGCCCGGAGCGCGCCCGCGATCGAAGCGCCGGACGCCTTGCAGAAGGCCCAGAGCAGGATGGCATCACACAGCATCGGGGCATCCCGCGCGTAGCGGATGGGCCAGGCGAGCGCTTCGTCCATCATGCTGATGTCGTCGGCGCTCGGACGGCGCCGGGCTTTGGCGAAGGCCTGACGAGCGTTCGCCATCGCCTCCTCGTCCACCAAGTCGGAGAACTCCTGCAGCATGGCCGGCCAGCCGTTTGCGTGCTGCCGCGGGCCGACGCTCACGCCGAGTGCGAGAAGCGTCTCGAAGGCGGCGACCATTCGGGCAGCGACATGCTCGGCCGTCCAGGTCGATGGGGGCTCGGCCGGGTCGAACTCGACCATGAACGGATCGCGCTCGGGCGTGACATCCAGCGCGTCACGCCGTGACAGACCATCCGTGAAGGCGTGACTTTTCTCGGCTCGCGTTACCATCTCGGGTCCTGTTCCGTGACGTTTTCGCCATCCTGCGTGACAGGATCGGCCTCTCTCGCCTGCTCCCGGTCCGGCGATCTGCCCTTGGGCGCGCTGATCCGCTCGCCGGCCGGGGTGAGCCAGAGATACGGGTCGTGCGAGCCGATCAGCTTCTTCGCCAGCAGGTCCTCGCCGGCGCGCTTGCGCGCCTGCCGGATGGCGTTGTTGCGCTTCTCCGGGTCGTCGCCTTCCGCGAAGGATCGGGACGCGAACAGGGCGGCCACCCGGTCCTTGCCGACGACGCGGACCGACGATGGCAGCCGCAACTCCGGCGGCGGCATTTCCCCATGCTCGGCGAGCGCGTCCCGTAGCGCGATCAGGTAGTTGTAGATCTGAGTCGACAGCCGCTTGGCTGCCTGCGGCCGCTCCCGGTCGGCGTCCTGAGCCAGCATGCCCATGTCCGGCTCCTGGATGATGCAGGAGGTGATGTCGTCCCCATCCTCGTCGACGCCGAGCTTCACGGCCGGGAGGACGAAGCGGAACCGCTTCCCGTCCTCGCCATCCTTGAGCTTCGCCACTACGGCCTCGCGGACCTTGCGGCCGTTCGCGTCCTTGAGCGGAACGGAGTTCTTGCCGTGCTCGGTCTCGACCAGCGAGACGTCGAGGACGTTCTCCACGTCCGCGAACATGCTGGTGTGCCCGCGGGCCTTCGTGCCGGCCGCGTTCTTGTGATGGACGAGGAGGACCGTGCACCCGAGCTCCAGCTCGAGCCGCTTGCAGCGGCGCCGGATGCCCGACACGTCACGGCTGCCATTCTCGTCCGCGCCGGGCGTCGCGGCCGAGAAGGTGTCGATGGTCAGCAGCTCGAGCTGGAAGGCCGGATAGACCTCCTGCCAATGCCGGCACTCCGCGATCAGGGCCTCGCAGTCGTCGTCGGACCGGAACAGGTCGATCGGCAGCGTCAGCAGGACGAACGGCAGATCAGTGTCGTTCCAGAGCCCGTGGTGACGCTCGTAGGCCGGGATGCGCTTATCTCGGACGCCCTTCGCGCTCTCACCGGCCTGATAGATCACCAGCCCCTGGCGGGTCTTGTTGCCGAACCAGGGCGTGCCGCGCGCGATCGACATCGCGAGGTCGATCGCAAGAAACGACTTTCCGGACTGCGAGGCGCCGACGAGCATCGCCTGCTCGCCCCGCGTGATCACGTTCTTGACCAGCCACTCGTGCTTCGACGCGCGAGGCGTGTGCCGCTCTGGCCACGGCACGGCGCCAAACCGGGATCGGAACGGCGGCCTGATGATCGGCAGCGTTTCGGCCTCGAACTCCTCGAACGAGATGATGCGGGGCATCTCGCTCATGACCGCGTCCAGGCGATCGGCTGCATGTCGTCCGGGATGCGGTGCTTCCCACGCGCGAGCGGGTGCTTCGGTGAGCCGCTCGCGTTCAGGCCGAAGCACTCCCACGCGATCGGGCGCTTGAGGATCTCGTCGAGGCGCATAAGCCAATGCAGGAGGTCGGCAGGCCGACCCACGCCGTCTCCCCAGGCTGCGAAGTGCGCGTCGCAGCGCCGGCAGAGGTCGGCCACGTCGAGGATGTTGCGGACGAACGCTCCGTAGCTGTCGCGCTCACCGGGATCGGCTTCGAAGGTATCGCGCCAGCGATACATAACATCCGGCTTCGACGAGATCAGGGGATACAAATTGCCGACGTAGGCGCTTCCGAAGCCGAGGCGGCAGCTGATCTTCATCACCTGCCAGAGCGTCGGGTCATCCCGGTCGGCCGAGCCCTCGCTCGGGTTCAGCATGCCCCAGAACGCGACCGGGCCCGCGGACCAGCCCCGGAACAGCCAGCGCCGGTAGCAGCCCTCGATCAGCGCGCGCCGGACAATCGGCTCCTGCGGCCGCCGGAAGGCGATCGGTCCCCCGAACAGGTCGGCCTGACCCGTCACGCGGTCTGCTCCCGCGAGAGGTAGAGTTCGGCCAGCATCTTGATCCGGCTCTCGTCCGAGTAGACGTGCTCCACCCCGGCGAGCGGGTCCGTGATCCCGCGCGCTTGGCTGGCCTTCAGCCCGAGCATGTTGATGAGAAGCGGATCGGACCCGTCGTCAGCATGCAGGTAGACGGCCGTGACTTCCTCCGTCTGGCCCGGCCGGTCGAGCCTCCCGATCACCTGCTCGTGGACCTTCGGGCTCCAATCGAGCTCGCCGAACACGACGGTCGAGCAACGGTGCTGCAGTCCGTCCAGGCCCGTCCCGGATCGAAGCGAGATAATCATCAGGTCCGTTTCGCCCTCGACGAACTTCTTCTTCGAGAGCTCCTTCTGGGCCGTCGTCTCCGAGCCCGTGTACATGACGGGCCGAAACTCCTTCAGGTCTTCGAGCCAGATCTCGTAGACCTCACGATGCCAGCCAGCGAGGAGGACGGGCTTGCCGGCCTTCAGCAGCACGCGGACGAACGCCGCGACATGCTTCGCCTTGGCAACGCCCGTGACCTGTCGCGCCAGGATGTCGAGCTCGCGCGCCGCCTGGCCGCGTTCCGCGAACGACCCCGTCGTGACCTTGATGGCGAGGGTGCGGGCGAAGGCCTCGGCATCCGCCGCGACCTCCTCGTCATAGTCGACCTCGTGCAGGACGGTGTTGACGGGCCGCCCGGACCGGACGCGCCGAAGCATGACGTTCTGCTCGCGAAGGTACGTGCCGAGCGCGTCGGGGTCCTTGACCAGCCACTTCCCCATGCCGTGGGGCGTGCACCATTCCCGAATGAACTCGTCGCGATCGCCGAGAGCACCGGGCTCGATCAGCTGGACGACCGGGAATATCTCCTCCCCGTAGTTGTAGATGGGCGTGGCGGACAGCCCCAGGCGCAGCTCGGACGCCGCCTCGGCAAAGACTTCGCCCGCCCGCCCCTTCGCCGTCCTGGTGCCGGTCCGCAGCTCCTGGATCTCGTCGAAGACTACGGCGGGGAACCGGCCAGCGGCCGCGACGTCCACCCAGCCGGCAATGTTCGAGTAGCGGAACACGAACACGTCGGCCTGGGGCAGATCGTACGGCGTCGTCCCCGCGATCACGTGGGCCCGGAGCGACGTGAATTCCTTGACCTTGTTCGCCCACTGAAAGGCGAGGTGCGACTGCACGACGACGGCGGCGGGCAGATATCGGCGGTCGAGGATCGTCCCGAGCGCGATGATGGTCTTCCCGAGCCCGACATCGTCGCCGACGAGGAGGCGCCCGCGGCGGCGGGCCACCTCGATCGCCTGCATTTGCATCGGGTAGGGCTCTTTCCCGTCCTTGAAGCCGATGAGGGGCGGCGGGGTCCAATCGGCCGAGAAGATCAGCTCGAGATCGTCACGCTCCCACTGGAACTCGCGGCGACCGCCCTTGAGGGCCTTCCGGTCCGCGTCGGACATCCCCATCGGATAGCGTTGCAGGAACCAGTCGAGATCCGCGCAGCTCTCGGGCGAATGGCGGAAGGAGAAGACCTTCGTTTCCGTCTTCGGCAGCTTCGGAAAGTTGTTCTTGAGCCGGAGCGCCACGTGCGGCTCAACCCCCGACATCCGCCACCAGCCCGCCGTTCGGTCTAGCGCGAGCCGCCCATAGATGCGGGTCGCTGGCGCGCGCTCGCCGAATGGGACGATCTCGGCGGTCATAACCAAGCCCGGCCGAGCGAGACGAACGTGAACGGCTTGCCGATGTCAGGCATGCCGAGCGAGACGTTGGACGCCAGGATGACCTCGACCACGTCCGGATGGTCGGCATACCGCAGGCACTGGCGGAAGATCTCCCGCTTGCTGCCTCCGGAGCCGGCGACCTTCACCTCGACGACGATCCCGGCAAGGTAGAAGTCCGGCCGGCCGTGGCCACCAAGCGGCTTCTCGCGCTCGAACGGTACGCCGTCAGCTTCGAACGCCGCCTCGATCGCATCTTGAGCAGCACGCTCGGACGAGAGCGGGAACCGGCGCGACTGCAACGTGCGAAGGATCGCCTCGCGCATCATGCCGCCCCTTGCTCGAGCAGCACGTCGTTGAAGTCTTTCCCAGGCGGCGCCATGCAGACCGCGACCGTTCGCCCCTCAGCCCTGAACCGAGCGCCCGCGGTGAGGAGGAATGAGCGCGTGCGGGCCGCGTCGCTGTCGCCATCGCCGAGCACGATGATCTCGCGGACGGTCCCGGGCAGACGGACGCCCGGCTTCTCGGGATCGGGGCGGCCGTCCTGAATGTGCCGGCTGGCCAGCTTCGGATGAGGGAGGGTGCCGAGCGACGAGCCGGCGAGGTTGCCCAGGCTGATGGCCGACACGAGCGTGATCGGGTCGGGCCCGAGCGCGAGCGCGTACCAGGACAGGGCCGTCTCGATCCCTTCCGCGAGCGCGATCACATCGTTCGGCGGCCCGAGCCAGATGGCGCCGTGCTTCGCGTTGCCGAGAACCTTCTTCGCCTTGTTGCGGGATCGATCGCCCGGCGGAACGAGCTTCTTCGGCTCGTCTGGAGCGAGATAGGTGCGGTGGACGCCGATCAGATGGCCGTCGACGTCCCGAATGGCCGCGAGCATCGCCGGGAACGACCCGAGCGGCCCACCCTCCTGATCATCCTCGTCCCGATACCCTTCATAGGCGAGCGACGCGATGAACCGGAGATCACTCGCCTGCTCCCGAAGCAGCGTGATGCCCCGGCGCCGAAGGTAGGCGTCGGCCTGCGTGCCCGCGATCGGCTGACCGGCTTCCCATAGGCGCTCGGACGCGGAGATCTTCCGCTCACGGACGTGGCGCTCCTCTTGCTCCCGTGCCGCGTCGCGGTCGCGCCGCTCGTCCCGCCGCTCGCGCTCGACCTCGGGATCGATCGCTCGAGACTCGCCCCGGGGCGGCGATTGTCCGGTTAGGCTCTCGACGGCCGCCACGAATTCGCAGCCGGTGATGTGCCGGACCATCTCGATCACGTCGCCCCCAGCGCCGCCCTGGTGGCCGCAGTTGAAGACGCGCTTCTTTGGGTTGACCGAGAACTTGTCCGTGCCGCCGCACGCCGGGCACGGTCCGACGTGCTCGGACCCTTGCCGCCGCAACCGGGCGCCGCGCTCCGTCGCGGCCGCCAGGATGTCGGCCGCGCGAGCGGACGCGATCCAGGCCTCGAACTCGGGCGAGGCAGCGGTCACGGCCCCACCTCGTCCAGAAACATATCGACAGCGAGCAAAACGCCTTTCACCCCAGCGTTATGTCCGTCGAACCAATCACCATCGGGGGGCAGGTCGGCATACTCGCGCTCCCATTGTTCCCGGGTTGTTGGCCACTCCTCAGCAAACCACTTTGCAAAACCCCGGACGGCGTTTTTTACTGCTTCTTCAACATCGAACATCACGCTCTCGTACGGCGCGCTTTGCTCTCGCTCCCAATCACCCACGCCACACCTCCCGCCGCGCGATGCGGTCGACGGCGGGCCGGGGGAGGCGCAGGCAGCGAGCGATGTGGTGATGAGGGACGCCGCGGGCGTGCAGCCGATGCGCGGCCGAGCGGGTCCACCTGCCGACCCGGAGCACCCGCACGCGCATGAGCGATCCGCCCTTGCGGTGGACGAAGAGGTCGCCGGACGCGATCACGCCGATCCTCTCAGTCCGCCCTCGATTACTCGAAGCTGAGGCCGAAGCCGGACAGGACGCGGAAGCTTGCCGCCCGAACTCATCGGTCCCGCAACCAGGACCGCGCTTTCAAGAATGTGAGCGGCAACCGGAAGCGGGAGCCAGAACGATGTCCGGTCCGCCGGCTCCTCAAAGGTGCGGAACAGCGATAGCTCGGCCATCAGGCCGAGGGTCGGGTTCTCCCAAACGCCTCGAAAGCGGCCCACGCCCCTTTCGATCTGGAGCCAGGAGCCTGGCGTGAGCACAAGACCATCCGCGCGAGCGTAAGGCCGGGTCACGAGCATCCTCCCGACGTTCCGCCGCATGCCTGGCAGGTCAGGCAGGTCCCGGTGCGGACCATCGCGGCCGCGTGGCAGTTCGTGCAGATCTCGCCGCTGAAGCCGGCGAGAGCCGCGGCCGAGCGCATCGGGGCGTGTGTGTGGCCCGCCAGGAACCCGATCGCCGGTCGTGTCGGCGGAGGATCGGCGACGTCGACAGGAGCGGGCTCGGCGCGCGGCGCGGCCTCACGCCGGACGATCTCGTCGAGCACCGTCCCAGCGAGGCCGGCAGCCCGCCCGTCCTCTTCCCGGGTGACGCCCGCCGCGAGCGTGGCGAGCGGCGTCCCGTGCTGGAGGGCGAGACTGAGAATGACCGCGGCGTCGCGCGCGAGGTTCGCCACCGTCGAGCCCGCCTTGTGGCAGGAGATGAACACCTCCGCGACCGCGCCGGACACGTAGCGCCCGACCGTCACGACGTAATCGATCTCGCCGAAGCGGAGATCGAAGATGTCCGCCTTCCGGCGGTTCGGGAGGACGGTGCGGGTCATCCCGCGGCCTCGAGCGCGGGCATGCCGTCGGCTGAAGCGGCTGACGCCTCCGCGTCCAAGAAATCAAAGAGGCTCGGCGCCGCGCTCCCCTTCGCGGCCGTCTCGACGTATCCGATCCCGTCCAGGAAATAGCGGGGGTTGAGCTCGATCCCGATCCCGCGCCGGCCCATGAGGATCGCCCGGTAGGGCACGGTCATCAGCCCGCCGAACGGGTCGAACACGATCTCGCCCGGCATCGTGAACTGGCGGACCGCGCGATCGACCACGTCGAACTGCAGCGGGCAGAGGTGCATCTCGCGGTTCCGCTGCGACTGCGCCCCGTTGAGCGTCCGCATCCGGGTGACGTCCGACCACACGTCGTCATGCCAGGACGTGGGCGGGATCAGCATGAAGGTCGGCGGCAGCTTCCCGACCTGATCTAGGTGCTCGCCGATCCGGACGTGGTGCTCGTGATCGAGGACATTCGCGGCCGAGAAGGCCCGGAACACCTTGTAGACGGCTTCGGCCGGGAGCCCTGTCAGCTCATCCGGGGCGAGCGGCCGGTCCCCGGTCGAACGGCTGAACCCGTGAGCGTCGAGTTGCCAGCGCGCCCGGCTGTAGCCGGTGCCCGGAACCGGGTTGATCTTGGCATTCCGGGGGTGCTCGCCCCAGGGCTTCCGCTCGCCCGTGGCAACGTTGACCGCGTCGGGCATCGCCTTCACGACCGGCACGTCCGCGTAGCCGTTCGAGCGGTCGGTCGGGGGCTTGCGGAAGAGCAGGAGGTATTCCGGTAGGCCGCAGCCCATCCGGCTCCCATCCTTGCATTGTTCGCTCCAGCCGAGCCGACAAGTCTGGTTGTTCTCCCTCACGACGTCGGTGACGATCGTCTTGCGAGCGAGGAAGGCCCAGCCGTGCCGCCGGAATGCGGCGACGCAGTCGTCCGAGAAGGGCGAGACGGTCTGGAACCCGAGCCCGGTGAGCCCGCCCGGCGTGATCCGGTCCTTGACGTGGATCGCGGCGACCCGCCCTGGCCGCGTCACCCGGAGGAGCTCCGGGATCAAAAAGTCCATCTGCGCCCAGAAATGGGCGTCGTCGTCGGTGTGGCCGAAATCGTTGTAGGAGGGGGTGTATTCGTACTGCGTGGAGAACGGGATCGAGGTCACGACGAGGTCGACCGAATCGGCCGTCATCCTCCGCGTCTCCTCCACGCAATCGGCATTCACGAGCCGGTACTGGCCGCCCGCCTCCGGCCCACCGGCCGGGTCCACGACCTCGACCCTCTCGACCCCGATGGCGCGCACCAAGTCGCGGGCGAGCTGCGCCCCGCCAAGCCCGTGTTCCCGAATGATCTCGCTCATGGCGGCGGCCAGCTCCTCGTGCTGCGCCCAGCGCCGTTCGAGCGTCCGCCTCACCTCGCGCTCGTCCTCGGAATAGATGAGGTCGATGCGGACGGGACGCGTCTGGCCGAAGCGCTGGATGCGGTGGATCGCCTGGATGAAGTCGTTGAATTTGAATCCGATGCCGAGGAACACGGCCCAGGCGCAGTGGCGCTGGAAGTTGGTCCCGGAGCCGGCGATGACGGGCTTCGCGGCTAGCTCCGCGAACTCCCCGTCCGAGAACGCGATGACGGCGCGCTCGCGCTCGTCGAGATCCTGTGCCCCGGAGACCGACACGACGCCCGGGACAGCCCGTT